TCGCCCTGCCGTGCCGTGTCCGACAGAAGCGTTCCCGTCGTCATGGACAGCCACGACTGCGCCGACTGCAACGCCTGGAAGGTCGTCGCTCCGGCCGCCACCTGTTCCTTGGCGTGCGTCACGGCCCCGTAGAGCAGCGACTCGACCGGACGACCATCACCAGCCACCCCGACCAGCGGGGCACTCCTGACGGCCGCCACAGCGTCCACAGCGCGCGTCTGGCCCGTGTCCTCCAGGACGGCCGGGATGTACGCCAGAGCACCCGCAGAGACCCGCTCCTGCGTCAGATCCGTGATCGCCAGCAGCCGCGGTGCGATGCGCGACCACGACACGTCGAAATCCGAACCCATGCGGCGCCACGTCCGGCGTGCCGCCGCGACCGCATCCCGGATCTCGCGCCGCTGCTCGCGCCCGTACTCAACCGCCGACGGCGGCAGTGTCTGCTGCAGCATCCTTCTCAGCCTGCGCACGCACGTACGGGTCCGACTCCTCCTCGCGCAGGAGGCTCAGCGCCCGCTGGATCTTCGCCGGCGACCACCCGAGATCCTCCATCGCCATCTCGCGCGGGATGAGCGGACGCCCGTTCACGTCCGTCGCGGCGTACTGCTTCACCACCGCGTCCACCCGCGACGCGTAGGTCGGGGTCCCAGCGTCGAACCACAACGTCTCCATGCCGACCAGGTCGTCCGACCACACTCCGTCACGAATCCGAGCCGCGATTCGCAGCGTTGTCGCGTCCGAGTTGCCGAGCGTCGTCTGATCGCGCTCCGCGATCTTCACCAGACGGGCCTCACGAGACCGGATCGCGTCCGCAGACGCCGCATCGTCGGCAGCCAGGCCGAAGTAGTTCGGGGGCAGGCCCGAGACGCCCGACGCGAGCCGCGCGTACAGGTCCATCATCCGCTCGAAGTTCGACATGTCCGACGCGTCGAACTGGAACGTCTTCGCGTCCTTGTTCGCCAGCGCCCACACCGACCCGAAGTACGCCTCCCAGACGGTCAGCTGCTTGCCGTCCTGCCCGACGAAGTCGCCCTTCGACGCGCCCAGGACGCCGCGCTGCGGGACAGCGTGCGTCTCCTGCGCGACCTGAGCGTTCGTGATGTCGCGCGCCGCCGCGTCCGTGATCGGGACGACATCCTCCATCGCAGAGGTGCCCTGCAGCAGACGACCAGCCGGGATCGCCGTGCGACGCCGGCGGAACGTCGGCACGACCGGCACCACGCCCAGCCCGTGCTCGTCGACATCCGTCGCGACGAACGGGCCGCCGTCCGCCTCAAGCCACAGCGTCTCGTTCGGCAGGTACAGCGTCGCCGACCGGGCCTGCCCGTTCTCCACGTTGTACAGCCGCAGAGCCGACGTGACCTTGCCCGTGCGCGGGTCACGGTCCGTGATGATCTGCCTCGGCGAGCGACTCCACCGTAATCCGCGGAATCCGCTCGTCGTCCTCGTTGGTGCCGACGCACTTGTAGGTGCGCCCGTACACGAGGTAGTCCAGGCGAGACATCAGGTCGAGCTCGTCCATGCCGTTCGCCTGCCACAGACGCTGCAAGTCAGCGTCCCCGACATCACTGCCCGGGAGGCGGAAGCCCTTCACGTCGAGCCGGTCCGCGATCGCGTCCACCACCACGCGCGGCCAGTTCACGATCACCGCGAACCGCTCCAGCTCGGGCGGGATCGCGAGCCCAAGCTGCTCGAGCCGCTGCATCCCGTCGTAGTAGGCGTCAGCCCGGTCGAACGGCACCTGAGCCGTGCTCAGCTCCTGCTTGAGCCGGTCGAACAGAGTGGACTCCTCGGAGGTCAGGGCACGCGCCACGTTGGCCTCCTCACCGGAACACGATCACTCGGTTGTCCTGTCGCTCCCAGCCCGCCGCACGCTGGTCAGCGGCGGCCTCGTGCGCCAGCACGTCGGCCATCAGGAGGTCGATCTTCTGCGTCTCGGCAGGCTTGCCGAGGATGTACTTGTCACCCGGCTTCGCGACCTTCCGCGCCGCCAGGGCGTGCAGCTTCATGGTCGAGTCGCCGTCGTGCCGCGTGACCTTCTCCGCCGTGTCCTCGAGGAACCGGACCAGGGCGTCGAACATGCGCCCGATCTGGTTCGTCGGCCACGTCACCACAACGTCATCCCCGAACTCCAGGGCCCAGGCGTCCGCCTGCGTCTCCCAGTGCCGCGGGTCCACGTACATGCGCGCCACGTCGTACCGGTCGAACATCTCCGTGACCGCCGTCGAAACCTCGCCGCGTGGGATCCGGCCACCCCACTCGTCCGGGTTCCAGAACGTCGGCCGGTCGTCCGGTCCGTACGTCGGGGTGAACCGGAAGCCGTCAGCCGTCTCCGCGCGCAGCGCCGTCCAGTCACCCGACCGCGAGCCATCGAACCCCAGCGCCACCCGCTCACCCGGAAGAACCGTGCGATCGGCATCCTTGGTCGCATCCCAGAGCGCCTCGGGCATGTACGATCCCAGGCCCTGCACGAGCCGGTTTCCGAAGAACCGCTCAGCCTGCGTCGGATCAGTCTCGAGGAGCTCTGCAGCCTCAGCCTCGATCGCTGCCAGGTCCACCCACGGCGACCCCTCGTAGACGAACTGGTGGATCTTGTGCCGCTCGCGCTTGTTCTTGTACGACAGGTCCGCGGGCGGCCTCCGGTAGAACCGGAAGATGTCCTCCTGGCGCGACTCGAACGTCTGCTGCGCCACCGAGTTATCCATCGGATCCCACGGGTTCGTCGTCTCAATCGAACGGCCACCCATGCCGGCCAAGCCGCGGCGCATCGTCTGCGCCACCTTCATCAGCTTGTTCCGCGCCGTGTACAGCCCCGACTCGTCGAACACCGCGAAGTTGATCGGGTTCCCCAGCTTCGAGTTCGCCGCCGCGGTCACCGGGTCGATGCGCCCGTCCTCCGGCAGCCGGATGAACTCCTCACGGACCAGCATCCGCTCAGCCAGCGGTCCGCGGCGGATCATCGCCTGCAAGGGCCGGTACACGTTGTCGACCTGGTCCTCAGACGTCGCCAGCAACTGGATCAGAGCCGTCGGGCGCTGCATCCCCATCGGGTCACCAGGCTCGTACACGAACTCGAACCCGCAGCCGCAACCGTCATCCTCACAGCGGTACGCCTCACCGCCCGCGGCCCAGCCCGCGAACAAGCACGGACCAACCGCCTCGAACGTCGTCACAGCCGCCGACCACGGCCCCTTGCCCGTCTTCTGCGGCCCCACCACCTGAGACCGCCGGTAGTGGAACGCCGTCGCCTGCAACGGGCGGCCTGCATCGAACTCGATGCCGCGGCGCACCCGATAGTGGTTTACCGCGCACCACAACTGCCACCCATCCAGCACAAACGGCCGACCAAGGTCGAACCCGTCCGGCACGACGCAGTGCGCCTCGATCCAATCCGCAGCGAGAAAGCCCAGGGTGGGGAAATCGACGACCCAGTCGTCAGTCGCCACCGTTCACGACCTTGAACTTCGACCGCGACGAGCTCCGGGCAGGCGCCACCGACTCGGCACGACGCTGCTGCACCTCGTCCTTCGCGATCGACCAGCCAGCCTCAGCAAGACCAGCCGGAGTAAGCGCAGCCTGGTCAGCGAACCGATGCAGCTGTGCCAGCAGGTTCGCCGGCGCGTCCACAGCCTCGCAACGAACCGCCGTCCGAACCCACATCGCCACCGCACGACGACGCGGCGTCTCCGTCGCCAGAGCCCACCCGTTCGCCTGCGGCCACGTCCACGCCTCGTCCCACAGCTCGAGCTCACGCTCGGTCGCCCCAGG